GCCCCAAGGGAAGGCATAACGCACAAAGTTTAATGGCGAATCCTTTATGGTCAGTGACCACATGTCGGTCATCAGTTCTTCTTCTTGTTTAGGGGTGTATTTCATCTCACAAAAAATTAAAAAATTTTAGTTCGGGGGTACGAAAACAAACGCCCCCCGCTTGGAATCGACCTGGGGGGTCTAAGCAGCGATCCAGCCGCCGAAACGAGCTGGAATGGCGATGCCATTTCTATAACAGAAACGGCTCTGCCCAATGTTTTTAGGCGTTTCAGAGCATTTCCCTGATTAAAAACTGTAATTGCCTGGTCAAATTTTGCGTTTGCTGGCAGCGATGGCCCAACTCGAACCGAGTTTCGGTTCGCGAACTGGTTTGGCGGTTTGAACTGTCGCTCCCCCTTTAAAGTATCAATAAAATCACTAAATGAATGACTACATAATGTCTGCAAAGCATTGTGTTTATTGGGTTTGATGGTCATTTTATTAGCCCTTCTTGTTTTGCTTGTTTTCTATTTCTATTGGCTCAGGAGTGACATCAATCAACCTTCTTTTGGCTGTATTCAACACATTTGTAAGGCTTAATTGATGATCGTGAGTGGTTTCTACTCTATCTCTCCAGTTTCTTTCATCCCTGTTTTTAAGATAGAATATCTGTGCTGTGACATTGCCATCATTAGCTGACTTGAATAATGAATTAGTGACCTTTGCTAAGCCTTTTGCTCTGCCAACCTCAAGTGCTTCATTAAACTCTCTTGATCGTTTACGATTGCGATCAATAACGCCCCATGAGACTCCCAACGCTCTTGCTATTTGTGTTGGCCCAAGACCCTGAGCTGCGAGCTGCTCAACTGTCTCAGGTTTAATATCTATTCTCTTTCTTCCAGAGCCTTTTGGGTTCTTTTTAGACTTCTCAGCCATTAGATAACTCCGCTTTATTGCCAGTAAACTCTTCCCATCTTTGAATAATGACATCGCAGTATTTAGGGTCTAACTCACAAAGCCTTCCAACGCGGCCCGTTTTCTCCGCAGCTATCAATGTGCTGCCAGACCCGCCGAACAAGTCCAGCACTAGGTCTTTAGCGTTTGAACTGTTGCCGATAGCCCGCTCTACCAACTCGACAGGTTTTGTTGTTGGATGCAACTCAGAGCGTTTTGGCCTGTTGATCTTCCAAACATCCGACTGCTTGCGGTCCTGCACCTTCACTCTGCGCCCTGCCTTATCATTCCAGCCGTACCAGATAGGTTCGTACTGCGTGTGATAATCTTTCCGACTAAGCACAAGGGTGTCTTTTATCCACATGATCGTAGAAGACCAATGAAACCCGGCCTCGCGCAAAGTGCCGTCAACAACAGGCCACTCTTGTGCGGACATAACCAAATAAATCGGCGCGCCCGGTTTAGTGGCCGCAAACAAACTGGCGCTAAACCCCTGGCAAAACTCTAACCATTCGCTGTCCGACTTGTGGTCGTTCAGAATAGAGCGTTGTTTCCACGGCATCCCGCTTGTATTAGCGCCATAATTTACATTCCACGGCGGGTCCGTGAAAACGAGATCAGCCTGCAAATCTCCTAAAAGACTTTGCAGCACAGTCGTCGATGTTGAGTCCCCACACACCAGCCGGTGATTGCCTAACACCCATACATCGCCTTCACAGGTTACAGGGTGCTCCGGTGCGTCAGGCACCTCGTCTGGGTCGGTTAATCCTTCGGCAGGGTCGTTTAAGAGGTTGTTTAGATCAATCTGGCTAAACCCGATCAGGGACAGATCAAAGCCTTCGTCATCCAAGCCGCCGAGTTCGATCTTTAGTAAATCGTTGTCCCAGCCAGCGTTTTCGGCCAGCTTGTTATCGGCCAAGATGTAGGCGCGTTTCTGTGCGTCGGATAACCCTTCTAGTTCAATCGTAGGGACGTTTTCATAGCCCAGCTTTCGAGCAGCCATAAGTCTGCCATGCCCCGCAATGACACCTCGACCGTCATCCACCAAAATAGGGTTCGTCCAGCCGAACTCTTTAATGCTTGCGGCTATCTGCGCCACTTGCTCATCGTTGTGGGTCCGAGCGTTGTTGACGAAGGGAATTAGCTCGTCAATCGCACGGTACTCGATTGCAAGGCTCAATGTATTAGGCTGACCTTTCGCAGGGTTTCATCTTCGTCGGGATCACCGACTAGATCGTACAGGAGCAAACGGGCTTCGACCGGCGACCTTAAACCGGAAACATCAATCAACAGGCGGACGCCCTCCCCATCTGGGTAGACGTAGGCGCTATAGATCAGTTCATTTGGCATGTGGAAAAAAGAAGCCGCCCGCTGAATTGACGATCAGGGCGGCAACTTCTGAAACTCTACCCGTCCGACAGACGGAAAACAATTATGCGCTTTTTACCTGATTTCGGGGGTGCCGTCAACCACCATACAAGATGTAGTTCATGACCTCTCGTATGGCGTTGTTAACGCTCTTATACGGAATTGTACCCATCCTATTATACGGGAATTACACAGTCCTATTATACGGGAATTCCACAGTCCTCTGCTTTTGCGTTAAATCGCTCAAAATGCACGATTTTGGGCTTAATACACCACGTTTCTACCAAATTAAGGCGGAAGTGGCAGGAATCGAACCTACCGTTGAGACCAGTGACAGCCTCTGATGTCTAGTCACTCCAACATCATTCACTCGCCAGAACTTCCATTCGGTTCTTGAACAGTCACTGAACATGTCTTGAACAGTCACTGAACATCAGGTAGAGGTGTCGGTCGAGGGCCGGTTCCCTGCATCGGATTGCTCAGGCTTTCATTGTCAGCGTTCCCGTTCAGCCATTCAATCAGTCCTGTCCGGTCGGTCGGTATCTCATGCACCCATCCCAACGCTGGCTGATCGGGATCCTCACGCCGATATCCGGCTAGGGCCGTCATCAGCTTGGCCTTCGACGAATACCATGTGCGGAACGGGCCGTCCTCGGTCCAAAACTCAAGCTCATACACTCTCATTTCGATCCTCCACAGAAAATTATTATAAAAAACCCTTAATTTCTTATAAATTTCTCCACCAAACCATCAATCACGATTTGACGGGTCTTTAACAGCTCTACCAACTCGGCTGCCAAGGTATCGGGGATGCCACGATCACCAGCGTCCCATCTCTGAACCGTACGAAGTGCAACACCCAAGTCACGCGCCAGCGCAGCCTGCCAGCGAGACCCATATAGAGCCTCGCCAGCATTGCGGAGTAGTTCGACGTTCATTTGGATTCTAGGCCCAAGTCTTTGATGTGGCCTTGGAGCCAGTCTTCAAAATAATTTTTGATATCTTGCTGGACTGCATAGAAATCAGATTGAGGGTGCAGTCCGTACTCCGTTATCCATGCGTCTTTGTCGATTTCGATAGTTTGTGTGATTTTTATTTTCATTTCTTTTCCCTTTCTGAAAATGAACACGGCAAGGCGCACCAATTTGATGCGCTATGCGGTGGTCACTGTGGGTATCGTTTAGGCACCACCTCGCCCAAGGCGCGAAGGGTTGCGGCGGCGCTCTTACAGATGCCGTGGACATACAAATCAAAACCTTGTTCATCTGCGTAGTAGCGAGCGCGGCTGATAAAGTCTCCCATCGTTTCTTTTGCCGTGGCGTCACCGTCCCCTGCATCGGTGTCGATGAAATAGTGCGATGTAGTCTCGCGCTCTATCGCTGGCACCAGCGTTTCGCAGTCGATGCAGTCGTCGTAAAATCTTTTGGGTATGCGTTTGATCATCTTTCGGCCCTTTCGCCGTTTGGGTTGGCCCGTTGCCATCCCCTTTTCTATGGTCGTATTATAGCGACCGACCTATAATTTGTCAACTCACCCCGAAATGTTTTTCGAGTAAATTCAAGCCTCTACGAAGGATTTCCATGTTTGAGGGCTTTATTCGTTGCTGCAGGCAAACCACCGACATGACCTCATCCGAGGCTATTGGGCCGACCGCACGGATTGCCGAAACATACCGCTCGTAATGGTCAACCGACGCAATCCGCAATGACTCAACAGAGCCTTCGCTAATCAACTCCGAATACCTCGATGTTACCGATGGCTCCAGGCCGGTACGCACCCAGAGTTCCCGCAACATCAACCCTGCATCGCGTTGTGCAGCCGTAATGGTGCGATTGCGCCTGTAGATATAAAGAGGGTCGTCCAGTTCGAGCGCGCGGGCGCGGTCCCGGTTTTCCCGGCTTTCATGTTCCTCGGCCACTTTTTCGATGATGACAGGCCCGTGCTGGCTGCGCTCACGGGGTCCAAAATCGCTGTGGATTTTTGGCTGTCTTTTCGCCATATCAAGCCGCGCTAAGATTGGCCTTCATCTCATCTACCAGTTTGGAGATTTCTTGGATGTCTGCTGTACTTTTCTTTCGACGCGGTTTCTCTTTTGCTTCCACAACCGCCACCAGTTGATCGTGCTGACGATAAGCGGTCGATGCGAACTGAAACGCTCGTTGACTAATTTCTGCAGGCGTCGGGCGGCGAGTTTTTTCGGCTATCCACTCATCGATGGCCCTTTCGACCGCCCAGGCTGGGCGACGGGTCAAAACCTTGACCCAGTCCTCGGCAACCATCGCGCCAACGCTTTCTGGCAGCGCGCCAACCCAATAATGAGCCAGCAGTGTGGCAACCCGGCCTAATATCCACCTGTCTTCCGGTGGCGCGAGGTAAGCGTTCATCTGCGACAAGGCCGCGCTGCATTTCGCCTTGATCGCTGGCGGTACGCTCATCCCTTCGTCTGGATTGAATTTCGCCATCCGCATGGTCGACAAAACGTCCTCATCGAGGTGCGGCTGTTGTGTGGTCACTAAATTCATTGTCGCCTCTCTGCCGCTATCGCAAATCCATCCAACATTGATTGGTGCGCGGATTTAACCTTCGGCGCTCTAGCCACCCCCGCAGGCAAGGGTCTTTCGCGGGTGGCTTTTTGATCCATCACCGCCTTATCAAAATATTTCATGGTGTTCGGCGGGTCGCCGTTCCGGTGCGCCATGACCGACCTCACCGCTGCCTTGATGTCTTCCGGCAGGCATCCGCCAGCGAGCCAAGTCTGAACAAACATCGATGATGTAAACGCTGGGTGTTTTTCACGTGAAACACCGATGATGCCGAGCAATTCGTCGTGAATCGCGTCCGCGCTCTCATCAACATCTATTCTAGCGTCTAGTGTCTGGCTTCTAGTAGGTATCGATTCCGTATCTGGTAGAAAATGCGACGGTATAGACCGGCCTTTGATTTCTTTAGGTTTTTCCGAACCTTCGCGCCACCGTTTGTTCACGTTACCTGACTGTTTTGCGCTGATTTCCTGACGCTTTTCGCGCTCTTTTCGCGCTCTTTTGTTGTCCAGATGGTTTTCTGCGATGACCAACTTCCCCTCATCGACCAGAGACTCGATTGCTTTCTGGCATGTGGGGACACGCATATTGCATCGCCGCGCGATCTTCTTAACGTCAAAGGGGATGGCGCGATCCTCGTCGTATATCCGCATCAGAACGACCGTGTAGACAGCGATCTCATTTGGAGTGAGATCGGCTACGCCGTTAAGAAAATCGCCAGCGTAGAATTTGATCCAAGGTATTTTATTCATCGCTTCACCATCATGTATTCGAGTCCGTCTTTGTGGTGCCGACAGACCAAGTGCGCCTTGTTGGCCTCATAAAGGCCACGTGTATATTTTCTGATTCCGCAGGCCCTGCTGGCTTTGTCGAGCCATTGCGGACCAAGCCGACCGCACACCTCATATAGAGTCTCGCGAATTCCTGATTTATGCCCGCCTCGAAAATATGTGATCGCATCACCAGCCTTGGCAGCATTGAAGGCTTTAACAGCCTCATCGACTCCGAGGATTTTCACGCCGCAGCCTCTTTGGCTGGCCTGTAGCAGATCGCGTGATGATGCGCGCAATACGACGACCCTGGCGCTGTTGCGTCTCCGCAGACGGACGCGTCTATCAGCGGATCGCCCGCAATAAACTGGCACCCTCTGGGTGCGGGAGCCGCAAAAAATCCAAGCATCACCGCTTTTTGATTGGCGATTTTCTTGGGGTCCGGCGATGACAGGCCCATCCTGTTGATTTTGCCAATCACGCTGTTTCGGGACCGCCCCAGCGCTGTGCCGATCTGCCTCGCAGTCTGCCCATCCAGCCACAACCGTTTTAGTTCGTTCTGCTCACCGGGAGTCCAGTCGATTTGCTTCACGCCGCCTCCAGTAACTTCGCTTCGATAATTGGTGAAATTTCAAAACCGACGTACCCGACCTGTTTAAGCTGGTTTTCATGCTGTGCCTTGTAGTGCCGGGCGATATCTTTGAGGTCCGCCTTGCGGAACTTGGCGGTTTTCCCCGCCATCTGGAGCAGCATCAGATAATCGGTCTTGCCGAGATGGCTCTCGATCCAAGATTGAAAAAGGATCGGGTTACCGCCTAAATGGCGATGACAACCCATACAATGCGCTGCCGCATTTAGCGGATGCCAACGGGTTGTCCTTTTTGTGCGGCTGAAAAAGTGCGAGCAGTGCAATCCCTGCGACCCTGACTCGTACACCTTCCCACAACACTCACATTTCCAGCCAGACCGCTGCCGCACGCAGAGGCTGAACCACTTATCTTCCGCGCCGATCTTCATGAGAAAAATGGGGGTCGGGCAGGGGCACCCGACCCCCCCGAGGTTGGAGGGAGGGCCAACCTCACCGCAACGAGGGCAAGGCCATAAGCTGAACGTTGCGGATTCACGAAATCTTTCCCACGAGTTGGAGTTGCACGGTATCGCCTACGCCGTTGAGCCATTTCTGGCCTTCGGCAACTGCCTCTTCCACGTGCGGCTTAATTTCTGCGCGTTCCTTGTAATCGACACGGTTGTCGCGCAACGCCTCTGAAAGCGCCGCAGCTGCAGACGACATGGCGGCACACGCGTCTCTGTCTGACCCGCGTCGATCAATCGGAGAAATCTCGAAGCCAATCGACCGCATAATCTCTGCGGTTGCTGCGAACGGCAGGCTTCCCAAGATGGACCAAGCGGCGGACCATCGCGGCAGGTGATGGCCTGCAGACAAATCTCGGAGGGTGTGTAGCGCCACGCCAGAGGCGTTACTCAACTCTATATATGTGATGAATTGACCATCACCGACGTATTGCCGGAAAACGGACTGCCACGTGTTTACCAAATGTTCTGGGTTCATTTTCGGTATTTCTCCCCAGAAATGTGTGACACCTTGCGAACATGGAGCCGCAAATTCTTATGATCAAAATCGCTACCGCTGTCAGGATTGCAGCTGCACACTTTCCTGATCCTGACGCCGCTTTGGCCTTCGCTGCACTTGCAGAAAAGACGGGTAGGGGGGAGAGGCTGCCCCTCAAGCGAATTCATGCCGCCACCCATACCGTGGATCGGTTGCGGCGCACTCCGGAATCGCGGACCAAGCCGTCCGCGACCAACTCAATCCGCCGAGGGCGTTGAGTCGATCCTGCCATTGATAAAGCGTCTTGGATTTCTCTGTCAGTCGCCCCACGCGGCGAGTCTTGTAAGCACTGCAAAACCTTGCCGCGCAGCGTGCCAGCCGCCGGTTCGATCCGCTCCGCTGCAGCCCTGCTGGTTGCCGAGTGAGGTTGATATGGCGGGGTGTGCGAAAATAAAGGTAACGGGTCGTTCATTACGCAGCCCTCTCGTCGCTAACAAAGTCTATGGGTTGAACGTCGATGTTTTGGGCTTGCGCGGCTTGAATAACTCTGTCGTGCCACCAACGAGGGATAAAACCGTTGCGTGACCAGTAATGAACCGTTGTGTGAGGCGCGCCTACAGCGCGCGCGAGTGGCCTGACGCCGCCGAAACGTTCAAAAATGTGGTTATGATTCTGCATGTACGAAGGTGTACGAAAAATTGAACCAATAATCAACTCATTTATTGGAACAGACAGTGCGCATTTTTTTTACTGTTATGAAGGCATGGATGAAACAACCGCCACCGCGCGCCTTCGATCATTAAGAAAAAGAGCCGGGTATTCGATCCGGGCGCTTGCTACTGAAATAAAAAAAACTCACTCCACATACGTGTTCTATGAGAGTAGGTATAAAAAGGCGTATCTCCCAATGCCCCTGGTGCTGGATTTAGTGCCAGCTTTGGTCGGCAGGGGAGCCCCCCCTATAACAGAATTAGAAGTGCGCGAATTAGGTGTCCCTGTCGCGGTGCCTGCGGCTCCAATCATTTCAGAAGACAAAACAAAGCAGTTGGCTGTTTTTGCCAGCGCACAAGGCGGAAACGACGGGATGTTGGTTGTGCCGGAGGCTATTGATTGGATTCCCCGGCCTGCCGGTGTAGAGCATGTCAAAGACGCTTTTGCGGTCTATGTTGTCGGAGACAGCATGGAGCCGCGAATAGAGCAGGGCGAGATGGTGGTCGTAAATCCATCTCGTGCGGTCAGGCGCGGCGACGATGTGGTCTTCGTGCGAGAAGAAGACAATCAGTGGCAGGCGCTTGTTAAACGGCTAATCGGCTGGGATTCTGAAAGCTGGAAAGTACGGCAATACACGCCTGCGCGCGATTTCGAACTACCAAAATCAGACTGGCCTAAAACGTACCCGGTAATAAACCGCATCAACGTATAGCGCTGATTCTTTTGTTTTTTTGGCAAGGGCGGCTTCGGCTGCCCTTTTTTTGTGTCAAAAACGGTTGATTAATGTACCATAAATTCGTACAGTAATGACACAAGCAGACGGATTCGCTGCCTGCAGAAAACGCAAAAGGGGCCGAAGACGCAGTTTCCCGGCGCAGCCAAAGCGCCGGGCTCTTCGGGCAACAAATGCAAATCATCATGACATACGTTGGAGATGATCAGGCGAAGATTTTTGACGATTGGCGCGATGCCATGGATCACTTCGGCAGCTACCGCGCCGAGATTAGCTACGCGGTCGAAATCGAAGACATGCGCGCCAGTTATCACTCATACCGCGATCTTGAGGCAGGTCATGACGCGCACCTTGAAGAAATTCGCATGGAGCGTCGCCACGAAGCGAGTCTAGCGGCATGACCCGGATGGACAACGGAAGCCTGCTCCGTCGGGTGATACTGGCCAACGTGCGCCAGACGACCGTCAAGCGGCGGCCAGTGACCGACACGCTGGTCTGGCTGGTGTTCTGGGCTTTTCTTTTTTGCCTTTGGTTGGTGACGCCATGAGCTGCGAGACCTGCAACGGCACAGGCGCGGTCGATGCGCCGTTTTCCGGAGACGATCCTTGCTGCCCGGACTGCGACGGGGAAGGGACCATTGACGAGACCTTCCGCGATTTGCACGACGCTCACATGGCGCTGATCGCGGTCGCGGATCGCAAGACGCCTCTGGCGCGCGACGAACTTGGAATGCTGAAAGAAATCAATTCTGTGTTGGGGAGAATAATTCCATGAAGGAAATTGAAACAATTCTGAAAAAGTGGCACCCGAACCCTCGGTCTGCAGTCTGGAACTGCCACGGCACGTGGGTTGCTTATCACAAGGCGCTCGAACTGATCGCGCAGCGCGCGAACATCACTTTCGATCCGCCGCAGATCATTGAAGCCGACGCGAAAAACAAGACCGCCGTGATTGCGGTCACTGGCAGAATGTCGGACCCCGCCACCACGGAATGGAGCATTGGCGAGGCCGCACCCTACAACAACAAAAACGGCTATCCATACGCTATGGCTGAAAAGCGCGCCAAAGACCGCGTCATCCTCAAATTGATCGGCCTGCACGGCGAAGTCTACAGCGAGGAAGAGGCCGATGCCTTCAAGGCATCGGGCAATGAGGTGAAATCAATTACGGGTCACCAAGGACCGCTAAAGAGAACAGAACTCAAAGCCGCCATGACAACATTGTCTCACGATCTGCGCGACTGCCTGACCGTTGAGATGCTCGACGAAATCGTCGAGGCCAACTCAGCGGTGCTGGAGCAATGCGAAATTGATCTGCCCGAATGGTTTTTCGGCAAAGACGACATCCTGGGAGCAGAACGGACTATCGCAGAAAAGCGCGAAGAACTGATAATGAAGGCGGCGGCATGAGCGTGAACAAAGTAATTCTGGTCGGCAATCTTGGGCGCGACCCAGAAATCCGTACCACGCAGAACGGCATGAAGGTGGCGAACCTCCGCGTTGCGACAAGCGAGCGCTGGAAAGACCGAAATTCCGGTGAAATGCAGGAGCGCACCGAGTGGCACAGCGTTGCAATTTTCAACGAACACCTCGTTGGTGTTGCCGAGCGGTTCTTGCATAAGGGATCGAAGGTCTATCTGGAAGGGCAACTCCAGACACGGAAATGGACCGATAAAGGCCAAGACCGCTACACAACCGAAGTAGTCATGAACCGGTTCCGGGGAGAGCTTCAAATGCTCGACAGCCGCTCCGCAGAAAAGCCAGCGGCTTCCAGCGAATTTCCTGCTGATCCGATTAACGACGACATACCATTCTGATGATTCCAAACAGCTACGACCCCGGCGACGTATTTAAATCTTTGGA